CACGCAACTGCCACTCCTGCAAGATCGGAGACACCGTTGCATCCGAAGCGTCACGAGTCAGCGTCACCCGAACCTCAAACTCGGTATCCGGCAGCAACTCAGCAGAAAGCGGGATGTTCAACACCTGGCCGAGAGGAACTGAACCGAAGTCAGCGTTGTCCCCGTCAGGGTTCGACACCCGCACACCGAGCACGCCACCCGTGTTATCGGATCTGATACTGAACGACACCGGCTGCTTGTACTCCGTCGTGCCGAAGCGCACCCAACCAGAATCCAGGTAGCCAACTTCCGCCTTGTCCGTAGCCGACTCCACGTACACACGAGTATCGGTGCAGATCAACGCTCGACCCGTGCTACCAATGAAAGCCACCGACTGCGGCGTGCCATCGGCAACAGAAAGATCAGACGCGTAGGCGTAGAAGTCACCGACCTGTTCACCCAGGTCGATGCGCCACAATCCTTTCGCACCCAAACGCTCAACTGAGCGAGTCGCGTACACAAACTCACCGTCGAATGTCAGGTCCGTGATGTCGTCCTCGACAGAAAGCGGCCCGTACACAAAGCCCGTCCCACTCGCTGACTCTTCCGCAACACGCACGCCACGGTTCGTGGCTGCGATCACATAGGTATTCAGGTAAGACTTGAGGTTTCGGAGAACCTCACCGATAGGGAACTCGGCGGTGTTGATCGGTTCCAGCATCGAGCCGAGGCCCGAAGTGGAAGTGTCAATCGTGAAAGACAGAACCTTCGACTGCACACCAATCGTCAGCGCCACAAGAATCGCTGACGTTGTTTCCGTAACCGCGACAAAGTTCAAGGATGTGGATGCGTACTCGTACCGTGAATCACCCGACGTAGTGGAAAGGTTGATCGTTCCTGGCGGCGAAGCCGGGTTCCTACCCAACTCAAACACACGCATCGGTAGTGGATCGGAGATCTCGCAGCCGACAATGATGCGGTCCTTCACATAACCGATTGCCTGTACCGTCCACGCACCACCCGGTGCGTCGTACAACTTCGTTACCGACAGGGTGTTGTCAATCTCGTACACCCCATCGCCAGCACCAACTAGGGCCGAGCAACCATCAGTTGCGAGGGACTGAGCGGTAGCGGTAAACGCAGTAATCTGCACGACAGAATCGGTAGAAATCTGGTACAGGTAAACGCCACCGTTGTACAGGAACCACGTTCCCAGGGCGCAGGTGTGCGCCTGCTCGCCACCATGCGAGGCAACTTGATCCGTCGCATTCAACAGGCTGATCTCGCCCTGCGTCCACACATCAACGTTCGCTGATTCCCGATACCGGAACAGGTCACCCTCGTCAGCGTCATAGAACTCCGCGCCACCGCCTCGATGCCACGAGGTAGCCGAACGTAGCCACCAGTTCGACAGCGAGTTCTCACCCGCCGACGCTTCCTGATCGACGCGCTCCTTCTGATACTGCGTCGTCACACGAGAGATGCGGCTGTTATCGGAAGCGGCGGAAAGCCACGGCTGATTGCCGATGGCATAGTCCGCAGCAAAAGCGCTGCGGTCATAGCGAGCAAGACGATCAATGATGTCCTGCCCAATCGCATACGGCAGATCGTTGATTACAGCCTTGTTCTCAGCCACCTAGCACGCCCACTTCCGTCGAGCCTTCCGCAAACGAGAGTTCGGATCTTTCGCAGCGGCAGGAAACTTCTTCATCTGCCCCGCACTACGGGCACAGAAAGAACGCTTACGCGGACCACCGCCCGGTTGCGGTGGCTTCAAGTTCATGCCCTGCCTCTTGGCAGAGGCGCGACCCTTAGCGTTCAATCCACCCTCAGGGTCTTTCCCCTCCGAGCGAGTCCACGCAGCAGTCTTGTACCTCTTCTTAGTAGCCACGGAGTTGCTTCCACCACAACTTCTTCTGCTTCCGATCCTTCGTCAGAATCGGAAGGGGGAAGTAGCGAGAGTTAGTCTCCGCAGCATCCGTAAACGAAACGTGAATGTGGTGGTAGTGACCCCAGTTACCCTTACGCCACTTCCACCAAGTAGCCCGGTACGTTCCGCTCGTCAAGCGTCCTTCGTAGACGACGTACTTGATCCGGTCTGCACCTGGGAGATCACTCGCTGCATAAAGACGAAGTTGATTAGCCAACTGCCGAGCAGTCCGACCGTTACGCCAAGGACCGCGCTTACCCATATTCTCATCAATGTCGAGCGCATGAACCCAACCATCCTTGTCAGGATTGTGATCTGACTTCCGAGCGGAATGGGCAGCATCACCAATCCACCCATCAGAACGACGATCCCGGCCAGGCCAGCGGCGATCCGTCTGCTTACGCAGAGTCACACCAGCGGGAACCAACTTAGCCATCTACGACATCCCCGTCCCACACGACCGAAGGTGTATTCGCAGGTCCGAACGGTGCAGAGGCGAGGCTTGTAAGAAAACTCGCAATCGCGGCAACCGCCGCCACTCCACCGACCGTCGCCCAATCAACGTCCGCAACTCCTGTTTCTCCCACTACAAAAAACGCAAGCCCCGCTTGCGCTGCCGTCTTGATCGCTCGTTCTGATGCCCCGCGCCAGAAGCCAATAGTCCACATCACTTGTCGTCCTCCAAATGCCACATGATGTGGCCGTCGATCTTCTTCTCTATCCGGTCTAATGCCGCCGCCTGACGATCAACAGCGTCGCGCAGGCTTGCTCCACCATTAGGCTTGAGTTCGCGGTACATGCGATTGACGCGGGAGTCCACAAGAAACACGATCACGGCTATCACCACTCCGAGAATGGAGAGGACTGCCATAAGTTCGTTGGGTGTGTCGATCCAGTCGGGCATTGGTTTCCTTGGGAAATTAGTAAGCCCCCATATCGGGGGCTGTGGTTGCTGCGGTAGAAACTTGCAAAGTGCGGCACAAAAAACTTGCAAAGTGTCAGATAGGCGGGTTCGTGGCTACAAGTCAAGGAAGATGGAACTAACCGGGTAGTCCCTGCTACAACTCAGGAGCCTCAGGCTCCGGTGCGATGAACTCGTCAAGTTCCTTGTCGTAGCGGTAGCCGATGCCAGCGAACCTGCCACGGAAGTTTCCGTTGAACGAGGTTTGCCTCCACTCACCCGGCAGGCCAAGAGTGTTAGCGATGAACGCACGACCAGCACCTTCTGTGTCAGGAAACGACAGAGTGCTTTCACCAAGCACATCGTTAGATACAACAATGACCTGAGTAACTATGTCATTTTGGATTTCCGCAAAATGTCCCATCAGGCTGCCCACTCAATCGTTCCAGAAGCATTGAAAGTGTAAATTATGTGTGTGGCAGTCACGTTAACTGTCGGTGAACCCGTCGTTGTTGCAAGTAGTTTTCCACTAGAAAGTGCTTGTCGAATGATGACAACACCAGAGCCACCAGCGCCACCGTTACCAGTATTGAGGCCACCTCCTTGACCACCGTTACCCCTATTAACAGTGCCAGCAGTTCCATTAAATGCAGTTGGACCGCCACCACCAGCGCCGCCTACACCGCGAGTAACGGCGCTTCCCGTGATGCTACTGGATACACCCGTACCACCAGCACCAGCAGCAGAAATAGAACCGTTACCACCAACAGTATTCGCGCCGCCACCGCCGCCGCCCCAAAGTTCAGCGTTCAAGCCACCAGCACTACTTGATCCAGTACCACCATCCCGTCCTTGATTAGAGGTTCCAGAGCCACCACTTTTCCCAGTCGGCGAACCCGGTCCACCACCACCACCTGAACCACCAGTAGCGCCAGCGCTGTTATAGAACCCACCACCACCACCACCAGTTGCTGTGATGGTTGCAAAAACGCTGTTAGAACCAGCATTACCAAGACCCGCTACGCTTTTCGTAGCACCACCCGCACCGACCGTTACCGTGTACGAAGTATTGGAAGATACGGAAAATGCGCTCTCAGCAGATGCGCCACCACCAGAACTTTCACCTGACACAGACGACCTATACCCGCCAGCGCCACCGCCAGCGCCGAATCCGTATCCTCCGCTACCGCCACCCGCAATCACCAGATATTCAACCGAAGAGGGGGTGGCTGGATTAAAAGTTTGGAACGTCGTTCCGTCGTAGAACTTCGCGGTAGGTGGAGTTGTGTTTGTGTCGAACCACATATCACCAGACGCAGGCGAAGCAGG